GTCTGTTTAACGGAGACGAACCCGAGTCACAATGGTCAAAAGAAAGTTACCCCAAAGGGTGCCGTTCGATTGCCGATCTGCGCATTATCCCATTCCAATGAGAATGGCTGCGCAAGGAACAACTGTGTCTTATACACCGTTTCACAACGGGTACAATAGTGCCGTTGGCATCTATGTCAAGATTACTCTTGTCATACTGCCCTGGTCTAGCATTACAATCCCGGTCCGAATCAAAAGCACATAACAAGCGAGTCTCTTCGGAGACATGCTTGAAAGCTAATGGTTCATACGAGGTCGTTACGTGCATAAACAATGTCGTTCCCATATCCATCATATGCGTAATATAAGCGTTTTTATGCTTTTTACTCATACGCGGTAGGAACTGTTTATCATTCAACACGGCTATCCGTGTGCGAAAATCCACCGCGCCTAGATCACTGTTAGCTTTGTAATATGCTAACGGAACACTAAGTGCTGTTTCAGATGCGCACCACACCCTCTTACCTTCTTTATCAAACGTTAACAACTCGGTTAACGGACCATAGTTAATATGGCCCGTTAATTTTAAAACAGTATGAATAAATCCATACATGCTTTTATAGCCTGGAGCAACAGCTGTGAAGCTGCTGCAGTGGCTAACAAGAGTGTTTCCGACATGATAAAAGTCCTCCGTGCTAGTTAATGCACGTTTTAAGTAAAAAGGCCTAACGTTAACGCCTTGGAAATAGTCACGCCCACACGATTCTTTAAACATACCTGTTAAAAAACTTTTTTCACTATTAATCGTGAATCCAGCAACAGTTAAGTTATCAATTAGTGCGGTGGTTACTTTATACGGACAAATGAGATCGTCGCCATAAACGGCATTCCGACTCGTGTCATACTCGTAACCTTGGTCTTCTGTAGTAGCTTTTAAGATACTATAAAAGATTAGTGATTCCAATGGAAAAGTGAAGCCATTGCCCATTGCTGACATTTTATTGTAAACAATGTTAGTACCATCTATCATACCACTTTCGTGGCGGAGATCGCACAGCAGAGCAAACCACTCTGTCGGTAATAACAACTCACATATACCAAGACTTACGGTGTCAGAAGCTGACGCCAAATCTATAGTAGAAAGTTGTTCGAGCCAATCATCACTACCTTTCTCAGCATAAGTACCTTCAAGAGAGCCTTGGTAGGCCAACTCACGGTTCTTACTCTGATCGGATAGATCGATGGAACATGCCTTCAACATACGCATTAGCACGGTTTTTACGCCAAGCTGTACGCACATGTTAGAAGAATTACCTATCCCAATAATCCGTAAAACTTTAACGGTTTTATTGACGAAACTATTACGTTCCTGCTCTGTTATACGTATGGCTTTTCGCATGATCATTTCTTCGTGTTTTGCACGATTGATGTCACACACCTGACACGCTTGTGAGCGTTCAAGGTTAGCGAACCATCGCGGATTCCGCGAGATTGCTGCCATTACGTATGGTAAAGCACTGGTCGTACTATGAGGATTAGGATTAGCATATTTGAAATACGCTGAACTTGCCTCAAAGGGAGTCTCAGTACTTGTACCTTTTCCATGGTACGCCGAACTTAAAATTTCTTTCATTAGTTCAGGCGTTATAGATTCACCGATCACGTCCTGTATAACAGCACGCGCACGGTGAACCCAACTTGGTCGTAAAGAAACGTTATCAATCCAATTGCGCAGACGCGCGTTAGTCTCTCCACACTGTGCCTCGGCCGCATACCATTTTTCAATGGCAGTAGCTTTCGGTTTGTATGGTGAAAACTTTGGACTAAACTCGTACTTCTTGAGCAAGCTGCATAGAACTCGGTGGCCCTTTACGATATCAATGTCAATGCTATTGGAGTACTTCGGTATCTCCGCATCTAATTGATCGCTTAGTTCCATATAACCCTTGACGTCAAAAGTACGGCAAATTTCGCCAATCTTCGTCCGTAGGTCAACATGGAACAAGTCACCGGTGCCTTCAACAAAGGCCTGCAGCAGTTGAAATGGTACTTTGTCGGATTCTTTTGACATAGTGTCCACGAAGCTTCCTTGTTTAAGAAAAGCTTTTTGCTGCTTTAGATCATGTAAAATTGTTTTATTTTGCATAATTATTTTAGTTCCTAATTAGAGAAGATTTAGTATTCGATCTGACCGATTAACGCAAGTGACTTAACAAAAGTCGCATCTTGCAATAATTTACCCATTTCGTAAGCATCTTCAATTAACTGTGCTTCAGTGACGCCGACAGGCATACTGAATTCCACACTTGTTTTGCGATCGCGAACAACTGTATTACCAAGAAGATCGGTAACATCAGTAGAGCGGACAAGACCAAGTTGTGAGCGACGATTTCCAAGGAAACCGTTACCAGCTTTAGGAGCTAAAGAACGTAAACTTAATTGATCACGCGTAATATCGGTTGCTACTGGACCTAGAAAGATCGCGGAGTCACCGTTAACACGAAATTGTGTAAAGTTTACGTCTGCAGCTAATGTAGTTTGTGTGGTAATCATTTGATTACTCCATAGTTTAACAGGTTAAACCTGTCGTTTTTGGGTTTTGACGAGGTAAGCACTTTAATAAGCGCTACTAAGTCAGTGATTTTGGGTATGTCAAGATCGACATCCCAATGCATTAAAGTTGGGTGAGTAACGGGAGTCCGTAAGTATGAAATATCATTTACCGATATGGTAGATTTCAATATTTCAGTTCCGTCGGGAGCCGTGTATATCACATCCGCAGAGCCTTTATATTCGACTTTAACAGAGGACCAACTAGCTAGTGGATCAACGCCTATATTTGGTGTAATCTGATAGAAAAAGCCATCAGTATTAACAAAATAATCCATGGCCCAGCTCAAGAACGTTAGTTCCCAAGCTATGCCAGCGAGGTTTGTGAACCCAAGGGTTCTTAACATCGTGCTCGAGGGGTCGGCTTGCGCCATAACACCCGCCGAATACGAGACCAAACGATCGACACTGTAAACAACGTTCACATCTACACCACCTGCGAGGAATTCTTCTTTCCAGGTAAGCGTTGTAGGTACTTGTGAGCGATGATTAACAGTAAAGCGACCAGTGCGTTCTTTAATACCGTTGTTATGAACATCTACAGCTTGTTCAGCTGAGATTAATAACGGACGGATTGCAAAACGTACTTCAAGCCACGCAGAAGCAGCGAAATCAGTAATTAGATTCGCAGCCTCATAGGCAACAGTTGTACCCTTCTTCCTACTTAGACGCTTTGCTTTACGCATTAGCTTTCGGTAGGTATTTGGTACTAAGTCTCTCCAATGGCCGCGTTTAACGGCGTAGATTAACTCTGCTACACGGCGTGCGACTGTAACAATATAAGTTAGGGTCTCACGACCCTCGCCAAGTTCTACTGCTAGTGCCAAGGCACCATCATTCAAACCGGCGAAACTTTTATTGATTACAGTGGCGAGCTCGTTATTATCTTCAATAGTTAAACTACGAAGAGTACTTACTACGGTCGCACTTGATTCTTCTAACTCTGGGATGTCGTAGAAACGATCTTCCTCAGGAGCGAGAGAAACAATTATGCGTCCATTGTAGGTACTATAACTAAGCTGTCCTTGTGGTGCTTTGGCCAGATAACTGTGGTGAACATTTAACGACTCACGCTTGTTAGAGCATGGGTTATTAATAATTTCACCAACAGCAATACGCTTCTTAAAGTCCGGGGTGTTAACATCGCTAATCACATTATTAGTGTGACGCGATATATAAACAACCTCTCGCTCGGAAGTGGTTACAGCAACACTACCACCAACTTGAAGTGAAATTAGTTTATTCACTTCTAAGGTGGGTTTTGTTCTATCATCCGCAGCATCAAACGTAACCGAGCCAACTGGCGTCGGTAATGATGCAGAACCCGTGGCACTGTAAAGTGCCCCGACGGATAACGTAACAGTATACCGTAATGGCCAACTTAGTGAATAATTTCTCACATAGGTCCATTGTAAATCATATACTGCGCTGGAGGTTTCAACGTCGCCATACTCGAGTAGAGTATTGTGGCTAGTATCTCCAGAGGTGCGAGTTCGTGTATACATGAATTTGTATCTCCTTAGTCTGCCGAAAGGTAATTCGACTAAACCAAAAATCTACATTTTCGTAGTTCACGTTTAATCGCGTGACAGTTAAGCCCCTTAACG